ATAAGGCCGCCGCGTCGGTCATGTCCTCTGGCGAGAGTTACAACTTCGTCCAGAAGAATGCTGACGTTCACCACCTTTGGAAAGCGCCTCCGAAGATGATCGCGCCCGCGACGCATACGGGGCAGGAAGACCTCAGGGGCAAACGGTTTGGCCGGTTCACAGTCCTCGGCGTTCTTGACGTTCCTGCCAGCGCGGGGGGGCGCCCGTGGGTCGTTAAATGCGTGTGCGGAAATTACACCACGCGCCGCCGCAAGGCCATGTTCAATCCCACCAATCAGGACGATTGCTGCAACGAATGCCGGAACACGAAGAATTTGCGCGAAAAATCCCTTAAGGCCTCAGTCGGATATGAGAACGCCGACAAGATCCGCGAGAAGCAGAGAAATTCCATTCCACTGAATGGGGGGCCGAAATGAGCCCTCCATGCTACCTCTATATCATTGAGGCCGATTACACGCTTGCCGAGCGCATGGAGTGTTTCAAAGTCGGTATCACGAACTCCGTTCGATCAAGGCTTTCATCCCTGCAAACAGGGGCGCCGTTCCGGCTGACTGTCGTGCGGACTATCTGCCTTCCCAATCGTGAAGTCGCTCGGGTCTTTGAACGCAGGATGCACGAAGCGTTAAACACTTGGTGCGTCACGGGCGAATGGTTCTGTGCCTACCTGACCGGCGCTCTCTGCGAACTGGACAGCATCGCCGCCAAATACTGGCTTGAGCATGGTGGGGATATCGAAAGCCTTCCTGCTTGGTTCGCCCAAATAGGGTTGGACGCGGGAGCCGTAGAAGACGTTGTGGCAGCGGAGGGGCTTCAATGATCCCCGCTTCCACAATCGCCAAACTTGCATTGCTTGGCCTGTCTCCTGAACAGACTGAGGCTGTCGCAGCAATGCTCTCAGAAGTCGAACAGGCTACCGAAGGGAAGTCTGCGGCAGCCATCGAAGCGCGCCGCGCGAATGATCGTGAGCGCAAAGAGCGTCAACGTCACGTGAGGTCACGTGAAGTCACGGGAACTCACGGGACAGATTGTGACGAGCCTCCCCAGGTTCTTCCCCCAAGAGATAATAACTCAACCCCTAACTCCTCCCCCTCCAATTCCTCGCTTCGCTCGGTTTCTGTTGGCGCGAACGCGTTCGACCGCGAATTTGAAACCGAGTTCTGGCCGATCTGGCCGAACAAGGTCGGCAAGCCGGTTGCGAAGGCTGCGTTCCGTAAAGCCCGTCAACGGTCAGACCTCGCCGCGATCATCGAGGGCGTGGGGTTTTACGTTTCCGCAAAGCCGTCTGACCGCCCTTGGCTCAACCCGGCGACGTTCCTGAACCAGGAGCGGTTCAACGACCGTCCAGCCCCAAGCGCCAAGCCGCGCGCAGGGCCTCAGCCCCGCCCGAACGGACGCGAAACCCTGACGCAAATCGCCCTTGGGAATTTCTTCGATGACGAACCTTCCGACCAAGCACCGCCCCAATTCACCGCCCCTCGTTCAAACCCGGCAGATCGCCACTTTGACCTCGATCTATCGGAACAAACTCCAAAGGACGCCGGAGGGACGGTACTTGATTTTGGCCAGCAGCGCGCCGTCTGGCGATGACCGCAAAGCCCTAATCGAGCGCCGCAACCATCTGGCCGACACGCTGGCGCCGGGCGACCGCAACGAGATCGCACGCACCATCAGCCAAATGTTCTTGGCCTATCAGCAGGTGAAGCTTGGCGCGGACGAGACGCGGGCAACCGTGGCGCTGTACGTCGCTCAGGTGCAGGAATTCCCGCAATGGGCGGTGCAGCAGGGTTGCCAGCGGATTATCCAGCGTCCAACCGCATGGCCGCCGTCTGCAGGCGAAATGCGCGCCGCCGTCGAGCAGGAAGCCAAGGCCGCGCAGGACGAGCGGGAAACTATCAATTCGGTTCTCAACGCCGATGTCGAGCATTTGCCGGAACCGGGCGACCGCGACCGCATGAAGGCGGGGTTCCGCGATCTGGACGCAGAGCTGGGCGGCGTCCATCGCGTGAGCCGCGAGCATACCAAGGCCGAGGCGGCGGCGTGGTGTGAGGCCGAGGCGGCCAACCCGCGTCCGGCGCCGAAGCTTTCCGCCCGCGCCTTGAAGGTCTGCGGGATTGAGCCGCCCGATACGTCAGGGGCTGACTTTGCTGAAATGCGTGAGGTGATCTGATGGCCGATAGATATTTGGTCAAGATCGAGGCGTGGCCTCACAGCACGGGGCGTGGGCAAAAGGCCGATCAGAAAGACGCCGGCGAGCGTGTTCAAACTTTCGTCGTTCGTGCAGTCGGTATGGATGAGGCGTTGGCGAACGCCAATTACATCGCGCAAGGAATGAGGACGAACCCAATGGTGTGGCGCGCACCTGTTGTCGAAATTAGGCAGGAGAGCGAGCAATGAAAAACACCCTCGTTGGCCGCTACCAGACCGAAGCCGAGAAAAGAAAATGCGCGGTCAATGGATGCCGCGTGAAACATTATGCCAAGGGGTTTTGCGAGAAGCATTATGGCGCATTCAAGAGGCATGGTGATCCTCTTATCGGTCGCACTCCCCCAGCGGAAACTAGAGCATGGATAGATGCGCATGCCGGATATAAGGCCAGCGAATGTCTGATCTGGCCGTTCGCTCGCAATCTAAATGGCTATGCGCAAAGTACAGTCGATGGAAAGAAAATGTACGTCCACCGGCGCATGTTGGCCATGATTTGCGAGCCTCCATCACCAAAGCATGAGGCCGCGCACTCTTGCGGGAATGGAAAGATTGGGTGTGCCAACCCTCGTCATTTATCTTGGAAAACCCGTACTGAGAACGAGGCTGGCAAACTTATCCACGGTACGCGGCAATTTGGGGAGGCGACTAAAGTCGCGAAATTGACTGCTGAAAAGGTGATCGAAATACGGGATCGGGTTTCCAATGGAGAAAAGCATAGCATCGTAGCGAAAGACTACGGCATAGCTAAAAATACTGTATCTAGGATTGCGGCTCGTACGAGTTGGACTTGGCTATGACTGTCACGAAAATCGCATTTCTTCACGCAGAGCCTTATGCAACTTGGGTCCGCCGCTTCTGCTCGGATCGCGGCATTCCCTGGAATCCCGAATACGCCACGCCCACCGATGGCCCGAAGTTTGGCCCGCTCGCCCAGGCGAGGCAAGACAAGGCGATCGAGCGGATGAAGGCCGGGAAGGAGGCGAAATGAATATCACTGTGTCAGATCACGCGATGATCCGTTTTATCGAGCGCGTGGCCGGTATCGACCTCACCACGTTTTACGACCATATCGCCGGCCTTGTTGGCGAGGCCGTCAGCGCAGGAGCGACCTCCGTCAAGATCGACGGATTTCTCTACGTGCTTGAGCCAAAGGGAATGGTGGTGAAGACGATTTTGGACCCGCACCAGGCGAAGCGCATGGCCGGATTTTCTGGGCGCCATCGCATGAAGGCAGGGAAGGAGCGCGCGGCATGAGCATCCGCTTCCTGTCCGTTTGCTCCGGCATCGAGGCGGCATCCATGGCGACGGAAGCCATGGGCTGGCAAGCGGTCGGCTTTGCGGAGATTGACCGCGCCGCCTCGCATGTTCTGGCGCATCGCTTCGGGTCGAATTTACCCGGCGAGGAACTGTCGCGCAACGGCGTTCCGAACTTTGGCGATTTTACGCAGATTGATCTTTCACAACTCGGGCGCGTCGATGTTCTGGTCGGCGGCACGCCCTGCCAAGCCTTTTCGATCGCGGGCAAGCGCCTTTCTCTGGTCGACGCCCGCGGCAATCTTTCCCTCGCCTACACGGTGCTGGCTCATGAACTTGCTGGATCTCATGGATTGCGAAACGCCTGGTGGGAAAACGTCCCCGGCGTCCTCAACACGCCAGATAACGCCTTCGGCTGTTTCCTTTCAGGGCTTGTCGGCGCAGACGATCCCTTGTGTACGCCAGACGGGGAAGGATGGCCCGACGCAGGTATGGTTGCCGGGCCACGGGCACGGGCGGCATGGCGGGTTTTCGACGCTCAATATTTCGGACTGGCCCAGCGGCGCAAGCGTGTGTTCGTTGTCGCAGATTTTGGAAACGGGGCCGATCCCGCAACGGTATTATTTGAGCGCCAAGGCCTGCGCGGGAATTCTGCGCCGCGCCGAGAAACGCGGGAAGGCGCTGCCGGAACTGCTGCGGCTGGCGCTGGAATCGGTTTCGGGGGGGGGCAACACCAGCGGACCAATCGAGCAAGCCGCCTGCCTGACGGCCAAAGGCCAGCGGATTGATTTCGAGGTCGAGACATTCGTCGCCCAACCTGTCGCGAATACGCTGCTCGCCAAAGAAAATGACAGCCACGCTGCGGACCTTGACAATTATGTCGCCCATTCGCTACGCGGCGAAGGGTTCGACGCCAGCGAGGATGGCACGGGACGCGGGACGCCGATTGTCCCGGTGCTGGCCTTTTCCTGCGAGGACCACGGCGCGGATGCGACCAATGATCTAGCGCCGACATTGCGATCTATGGGCCATGCCGAAAGCCATGCCAATGCGGGCGGACAGATGGCCGTCGCGTTTGACCTTCGTGGGCGCGATGGCGGCGCGCAATTCGAGGGGCCGCACGACACGGCGAATATTCGCGCGGCATCTGGCGGGTCCTCGCGCTCCTATGTCGCGCAGCAATGGGCGGTGCGCAGACTGACGCCGAGAGAATGCGAGCGCCTGCAAGGCTTTCCAGACGACCACACGCTCGTCCCTGATGCGCGCGGGAAGCCGCAGGCAGACGGGCCGAGATACAAGCAGCTCGGCAATTCCATGGCTGTAAACGTGATGCGTTTTATTGGCCAGCGTATCGATGAACAGTTGCGTTCCGCGTAAAACCCTGACCGGAGAATGAGACAATGGCCAAAGCGGGACGCAAGCGCGAAAACGAGGTTTCACTCGCCCGAGTGGCAAGCGGAGCGGCCTGCCTGAAAATCGAATATACCGATGTCGAAAATCCGCTGGCTCTTAAGCCTGGCGAGAAAATCACCGTCGCGCGCAATCTGACGCCGTTGAACGATCTGGCGAAGCGCGGCCGCCTCGACGTGGCGCAGCGCCGGGCGGGCGAGATTTTCGCAGAGAACTATTCTCATGCCGAATTGGGCGGCGCCAAGGCGATCGACTATACCCGCGAGCATGTGGACGGCGGCGCGGCGCTTGACCCGCTCTCAGAACAACAGCAGGACGCGCTGGACTGGCTTCGCAAGGCTCGCCGCTACCCTGGCATCGGGAAACAGGGTTATGCCATCCTGCGGGCCGTATGCGGCGAGGAAAAAACAATCGCCATATGCGCCAAGCAGTTCAGCATGAGCCGTGGGGGCGGCTATGGTGTGGCGTCGCAATTGCGGGCGGAACAAAGCTTCGTCGTTTTCCGGTTGATTGAGGCGCTGGATTGCCTCGTTGAGATGCTTGGGCTGATCGGAAAAGGCGCCGACAAAGCGCGCATGAAGGCGGAACATGGGGATAACTTGGCGCAATTCGGCGCGGAATATGAGATCGGGAACCTTGGCGACCTCGTTTTGAAAAAGACAGCTTGACTGTACATCGAAATGCGGTCAGAAATATAAAAGCGAAAAATGCGGGTGATTATCATTCGCGCGCCTGCACCTGCGCAAGCCCCGGACCGGAAACGGCGGGGCTTTGTGATCCCAGTTCCGCAGTATGTGCTTGGGTGCTGTTCCCGCTCGCAGCATCGCCTTACGACCTTGCACATGACAACGCGCCGGGACGCGCTGCGATAGAGTTTCATGGGGGACGCGCTTCCGACAGCCCCATGTCGAAGATGCTCGGAGCGTGACGGCAGAGTAGATGGCGGGAGCGCGTCTTAGATGCCGATCGGGGCACGAAACGGGTCAGTAGGCAGGTCTTGCGGGTAAAAATCCCGTCCGCGACAGCGGTGAAGCGAGAGACAGCGGCCAGCTAAATACCCGCCCGCTAGTTTAGCCCGAATGGGCAACAAGTTTCGAGCGGCGGCGTGGACAGACACGCGCAAGCCCCCCGGACTATAACGGGATTAAGTTGCCCGCTCTGGTCATAGCGTGCCGCCTGTCGGGGTAAAATATGGCGGTTAGCCGGGCTTTCGATCTCGGCCCGCTCGAATCCTTCCCCAAGAGGCCAGCATGTCGCAACCGGCATCCTTCACGCTGGCCAAGGCCCTGCGCGACATAGACCGCTTCAAGCCGCTGAGCGAGCAAGAGCATGACGAGCTAACCGCTCTGCTCCATGCTTGGATGGACCGCACGCGGATCAATCGCGGCGATGTGGTGTCTTTCGCGCGTCAAGCCGAAGTTGGGCCGCGCCCGCCGATCAATATCGTGCATGAAGATTGAGGCGGCCACCATGCTGCTGATCTGGTTCGCCGCCGCACTTATTTGGATGCTAGCCCGGTTTGGCGTCGCGTGATGGCTATGCCGATTTGCGAAGATTGCGGCAACGGGTTCAGCGCGAAAGATCCGCGTGGCCGTTCGAAAGATTTCAAGAAATGCCCGGTCTGCATGGCGCTTATGATGGGTGGCGCTTATTGGGTCGTGAAGAATGATTGCAATGGCCCGTTCTCCGTCCATGTGACGTATGAGGACGCCAAGGCTGAACTGGCCAAATATGAGCCGTTTTGCGAATGCTATATCGCCGCCGTGGCGCTGATCGAAGTGCCGAAGGAAAAAGAAGCTTATTATCATTCTTGTGAGAGCGAACGGCGTACCGCATGACGCCGCGCATTGGATTGCCTCACACCTTTGGATGGATACGCGCTCCATTCGCTGACATCCCAAACGCCAAGTGCTGGGAAACCCCAAGCGGCGAATACGTCTTCATCCCGCATCCCGGCTCGTTCTGTGTCGTCAAGGACATCGACGGCAGCGTTCGCATCAAGGCGATGCGCTCCAAGGCTTCGAAATGAAAACCGCGCTCGCCTTCATTCGACGCCGCGTTCGGCTTGAACTCGCGTTAATCCGCTATCTCGAAGGACACCAAGATATGTCGTCTCCCCAATTTGACGCCCTTGTCCAAGCCATCGCCAATCTGACGCCGGCCAAAGACGCTGCGGTGCAGGCCATCCAGGCTCATGCGGCTGTGACCGTTGACCCAGCCCAGCTCGTGAGCCTGACGCAGCAGGTTCAGGCTGCGACTGACGCGCTCAATCAGGCTGTTGCGGATCATCCGGTCCCGGCGCAGGGCTGACGAATGGGCGGCCCGAAGACACAATCGCTTCTTCCAAATGGCTTATCCATTGACGTTGTAATTTTCACGATGGAAGACCTCATATCATGCGCGGGGGCTCCAGCGGAAAGGGTTCGTAACTGGATCAAACGCGGGTTTATCAGCCCGCAGAGCGGGCATCCTGGGACGGGACGCTCGCGGATGTTTTCCGCCAGAGACATCATGAAGGCTGTCTTCCTCAATAGGATGACAGATGCTGGAATCTTAGTCTCGAAAGCAGCCGAACACTTAGGCATATCCAACTTTCAGCCGCATGAGATGACGAGGATCGCCATCCATGAATACGCCAATGATGACGGTGTGGTCATGGTTCGGATAAACGTCGGGGCCATTGTTGTAGGCGTTGCCAAGGCGCTTTCTCAGGTGCTCTCCGAGAGAAACAAAGCTCCGACTGAAGCCGCTTCATCGCCCAGTTGTTCGTTCGTGATATGCTGAGAGCGCCCCGCGGGATAGACCAGAGGTCACAAGCCGCGATTGCATATCGCAAATGGTATTTCACGCCTGAGTGGAGAGCAATCAAACGCAAACAGATTGCGTCCGAGCCAATATGCAGGATGTGCGCGAGGCTCGGCAAACTGACGCCGGCGACAGAATGCGACCATATCACCCCGCATAGAGGGAATAGGCTATCATTCTTCGGTGGCCCATTCCAAAGCCTTTGCAAGCCATGCCACGACGGCCCGAAGCAGAGGGCGGACCGGATCGGCTTCATGATAGGGAATGACGTCAGTGGGCGTCCTATCGACCCGTCTCACCCATGGAACAGAAAGCCATAAGGGGAGGGGGCGTCTAATCTCTAGAGGTTTGCCGCGTTACACCGGTTGGTCACCTGCGTTCGCACTGAGAGTTCGATTTTCAGGGGGAGTTTCCGCCTAATCAAAGGATTTTGCCGCGTGCGCGGATCTAAACCGAAGGCCGTTCCAGTCGCATCTGTCATCACTGGGGTTTTCCCGTGCGCGCCTCCTGATTTTCCAGAGCCTGATTGGTTGCTGAAATTCCAAGAGAACGAATGGGGCGCACAACGCGCGAAAATAGCGTCTGCTCGATGGAAGCAGATTGTTGCGTGCATGAAGCACAAGGGGATTCTCGACCTCGACAACGACGCTTTGATCGAAATGGCGTCTGGCGCTTACGCGGACTGGAAGCTTGCGGAGGCGCAAGTAGCGAAGTCTGGCCCGATCGTTCCGGCGCCGAAGACCGGCGTCCCGATGCATAACCCTTACAAAGCGATTGCCGACGCCGCGATGAAGCGGCTTCAGTCGGCGGAGCGGGATTTAGGCATTCCTCCTGTTGAGCGCGGGCGCACGACAAAAGCACCGGAGCGAGCGAAGAAAAATGACCGTGCGGCGGACTCGTACCTCACAAAAAAATGAGGGCGGCCCGCGCGACGTCACGACGGAATATGCTCAGGCCGTCGTTTCCGGCAAGATCATTGCCGGGTCATTGGTGATCGGGGCGTGTAAGCGGCATCTCGCAGACTTGAAGAACGGGCATAAGCGCGGGCTTATCTGGCAGCCTGATAAGGCAGACCGGGCGATAGGGTTTTTCCCCGCCGTTCTCAGCATCACGGCGGGGGCAAAGGTTGGCGAACCGTTCAATTTGTTGCCGTGGCATATCTTTGTCGTTGGGTCGCTATTCGGGTGGTACAAGTCCAGCGGGCGCCGCAGGTTCCGCAACGCATGGCTTGAAACGGGCAAGGGTCAGGCGAAATCGCCGTTGATGGCCGCGATCGGGCTTTACTTGCTCGGGTTCTGCGGAATTGCACGCGCCGAAATCTACGCCATCGGATGGGATAAGGACACGGCGAACGTCCTTTTTAAAGATGCGGTCGCGATGTGCCGGGCGCCGATCCCTGGCGGGGAAGGATCGGATACGCTGGAAGCGCGCGGCGAGGTTGTTCTTCGCGGCACGCTCGATAATGCGTGGAAAATTGAGCACCCGGCGAGCGGTTCAAAGTTTCAGTCCCTCGCCAATGGCGAAAGCATTTCAGGCCCGCGCCCCGTCGCGGTGGTGGCCGACGAGATCCATGAATTCAAGGGTGACGCGCCAATTGAAATCTGGAAGCGCGCTATCGCAAAAATGCCGGGCGACGCCCTGATGCTGCTCGGAACCAATACCCCGGCGTCAACACAAATCGTTGGGACAAATTACAGCGAATTTTATCAGAAGGTAGTGCGCGGCGAATTCAATGACGATGAGGCGTTCGCCTACATTGCTCGCGTCGATACTGATGATGATCCATTCGAAGATGAATCGTGCTGGGTTAAGGCATTGCCGGCCCTCGGCATAACCTTCCCGATTGAGAATATGCGGGGCGAGGTCAATACGGCGCGCATCCTGCTATCGACCGCGCTTTCCGTCAAGCGGTTGTATTTTGGCATTCCGGTTGGGACGGCCGGGTTCTGGATTGATGAGGACGCCTGGGTAGCTGTCCAAGGCAAGGTTGATGAATCAGCCTTGCGGGGCCAGAAATGCTGGCTCTCTCTCGACCTTTCGCAGAAGAATGACTTAACCGCGCTTACAGCCGTATGGGACGATAGCGAAGGCTTCTTATCCGCGAAGTCTTGGTACTGGACAGTTGCCGAGGGCCTACCGGATCGCGCTCTCGCAGATCAGGCGCTCTATGAGCCGTGGGTTGCGCAGGGGTTCCTAACCGCGCTTCCTGGCAAGACGATCGACAAGACATTCGCCGCCGCGCAGGTGGCGCGGCTTTGTGCGGAATATGATGTGCAAATGCTGGCGTTCGATCCGGCTGGGATGGCGGATTTTGAGCGCGCGTGCGCAGACATCGGTCTGGAAGTCTGGCGCTATAATGGTCCGGATGAGCCGTCAGGTTCCGGGCTTATGCTTGTCTCTCATGGGCAAGGAAAACGAGTTGTGTTCGAGGGGCGTCAACTCTGTATGCCTCATTCGATTGAGCGGCTTGAGGACCATATCCTCAACGAAACAATCATAATTGACGATTCTCCCGTGACTCATATGTGCGCGGCAAACGCTATCATCGTGAGCGACGGGCAGAATAATCGGGCGTTTGAAAAGAAACGGACGCGGGGCCGCATTGACGGCGTTGTGACCTTGGCAATGGCCGTAGGCGCCGCCTCGCAGCCGATTCAAGAGAAAACCGACAGCCGCCCGCAAATTTTCGTCCTTTAGGAGCACCTATGCAGAAAGAACCGGGCCACGCCGCATCATTGGCGCGGGGCATCGCCCGCGACATTGCGGCGCTGTCCGGCGCTGGGCTTGTCTCCTATGGCGCGTGGCTTGTCTATCAGCCGGCCGGGTTCATTACGCTTGGCGCGATCCTTCTGGCCGCTTGTGTGGCTGGCGTTCCGTCGAATAGGGCGCCCTCCTGATGGCCGGCATTATCGACGCTGTATTCGGGCGCGGCTACGAAGCCAAAACGACCGACATCAGCAATTATCTGTCCACGATGCTGTTTGGCGGCTGGCGGTCGAAATCCGGCATTACGATTTCGCCGGATCGCGCCTTGCAATGCACGACCGCGCTGGCCTGCGTCCAGGCGCTGGCCTGCGGCCTCGGCATGATGCCGGGGGAAGTGTTGCGCGAGCGCGCGGATGGCGGGTTCGACAAGGAAAAAGATCATCCTCTTTGGGATGTGCTTTGCGATCAGCCCAACGCCTGGCAGACGCCGACCGAGTGGATCGAAACAATGATGATCCATGCCGTGCTGTGCGGCAATGGGCTGTCCTTCATCAATCGCGGCGTAAACAGCAATGGCGAGGCCAGTGCGACAGGCACGCCCCGCGAGTTGATCCCGCTGCGCCCCGATCAAGTCACGCTGCTGCAGGAGCCGGATTACAGCCTGACTTACACGGTTGCGTTCGCCTCCGGCCGCAGCATGGTCGTTCCGAAGGAAAACATTTTCCATCTGCGGGCGCCGTCGTGGAATTCCTACAGCGGCATGGACGCGACGCGCATGGCGCGCGAGGCGATCGGCCTGGCGCTGGCGACGGAAGAGACGCACGCTCGTCTGCATTCCAACGGCGTCAACACGACTGGCGTTCTCTCGACGGATTCCAAGCTCGGCAAAGACGACATCGAACTGTTGCGCGAGACATTTGCGCAAAGCAATGGCGGCGTCGCCAATTCGGCCAAGCCGCTCGTTCTCGCCAATGGGCTGACGTGGACGCCGGTTTCGATGAATGGCGTTGACGCGCAGCATCTCGAAACGCGCCGAATGCAGATCGAAGAGGTTTGCCGGGCGTTCGGCGTGTTCCCGGCGATCATCGGGCATTCCGACAAGACCAGCACGTTTGCCTCGGCCGAGCAATTCTTTCTGGCCCATGTCATCCATTCGCTTGGACGCTGGGTGAAGCGGTTCGAGGAGCGCGTTCAAGTCGATCTGATGAGCAAGGCCGAACGCAAGGCGGGCCTGAGGTTCAATCTTGAGACGCGGGCGCTGTTGCGCGGCGACCACGCCTCGCGCGCGGCGTTCTATACCGCGCTCTGTACGCTCGGCATCATGACGCGGAACGAGGCGCGGCTTGATGAGGGCTGGAACCCGCTGCAAGGCCTTGATGCGCCGCTCGTCCCGCTCAATCTTGGGACCGAGGCTGATCGCGCGGCGGCGGCCAAGGAAGTCGCGAACGCCGTCAAATCCATGATGAACGGCCATGATGAAGCCGCCCTTGAAATGAAGATCGGGCGCGCGCTCTCGGCCGCCAATGAGCGGCGCATCGTTGGCGCGCGCAATAACCTCAACGAGGTTCTGAAAGAATTGGAGCCTAGCAATGGCTGACGCCACTGAATTCAAAGTCGCATCATTCGAGTTCAAAACGACCGAGGATGCGCCGGGTTCGTTCGAAGGATATGGTTCCGTCTTCAACAATGAAGACGATTACGGCGACATGGTTTTGGCGGGGGCGTTCACCAAGACGCTGGCCGATTATCAGGCGCGCGGGAAAATGCCGAAAATGATGCTGAACCACGGCGGCCTCGGCGGCTATTTCGCGTCGCCCGCGCCGGAAGACCTGATCCCGGTCGGGAAATGGACCGGTATGTCCGAAGACGCCCATGGCCTGCAGTGCAAGGGCCAGCTCATCAATCTCGACACCGAGACCGGAAAGCGTCTCTATGGCGCGATGAAAGAGGGGCAGCTTGACGGCCTCTCCATCGGCTATCAGGTCAAAGACTTCATCCGTGGGCGCAAGGAAAATGAACCGCGCCGGTCCATCAAGGCGGTTCACCTGATCGAAGTCTCCCCCGTGACCTTCCCGGCCAACACCGCCGCCACGATTACGGCGGTGAAGTCTGGCGCGAGCGCCCGCGATATTCGTTATCTGGAGTCGGTTCTGCGTGACGCAGGACTCTCCCGCACCGAGGCTAAAGCCATTCTGGCCAACGGCTTCAAATCCATCGCCCTGCGTGACGCTGAGGCGGATGACCTGGCTGCGCTGCTCCGTCGCGCCGCCGCCTCCATCAACCCTCATTGAAAGTCACAAAAATGTCTGACGAAGTGAAACAGGCCGTCGAAGGCCTGATGACCGCGCACGCCGAATTCAAGGCGACCGTGGATCGCGAAATCGCCGAAATCAAAAAGACCGGCGTCGCTGACCCGATCACGACCGACAAGCTCGGCAAACTGAACACCCGCCTTGACGAGTTCGAGGCCAAGAACGCCGAACTCACCCTTTCGGCGGCGAAGGCCAAGCAGATCGAGGAAGAGCAGAAGTCGCTCCGCGAAGTGCTCGAAAAACTGGAAACCAAGCTCGGCCGCCCCGGCGCTGGCGGCGGCGATGGCAAGACCGGCAAGGACGCCGAATACAAGCAGGCGTTCGACACCTATCTGCGCAGCAACCCCGCCGCCCAGCTCCCGCCCGACGCCTATAAGGCCCTCGAAGCCCGCGTCGCGGAATACAAGACGCTGGTCGCCAGCGCGGACGCCCTCGGCGGCTATTATCTCTCCCCGGCCGAAATGTCGCAGGAGATCATCAAGAACGTTGTGCTGCAGTCTCCGCTGCGCGCTCTGGCCCGCGTGACGCAGATCGGCGTCGCATCGCTCAAGCTTCCGAAGCGCACCGGCACTTTCGCCGCCAAGCGCGTCGGCGAAGTCGAAGCCCGCACCGAGACGACCGGCTACGCCACCGGCCTGGTCGAAATCCAGTGCCCGGAAATGTATGCCGAGGTGCATATCTCGGAACAGATGATCGAAGACAGCCTGTTCGACATTCAGGCCGAAATGCAGCTTGAATTTTCCGAACAGTTCGCGGTCAAGGAAGGCGCGGAATTCATCTCCGGCACGGGCGCGAGCAATCAGGCCGAAGGCATCCTGACCAGCGCCGCGACCAATGGCGTGAACTCCGGCAGCGCCGCCGCGATCACCGCCGACGGCCTGATCAGCCTGTTCTACAACGGCCTGAAAACCGCCTACGCCAAGAACGCCACCTGGGTCATGAACCGCGCCACCCTCGGCACGGTCCGCAAACTCAAGGACGGCGACGGCCAATATCTCTGGCTTCCCGGCATCGCCGGCAATGTCCCCAACACCATCATGGGTTCGCCCTATGCGGAAATGCCGGACATGCCGAACATCGCGGCCGGCACGAAGCCGATCGCCGTTGGCGATTTCTTCCAGGGCTATCGCGTCGTTGACCGCGTGGTGATCTCGGTCCTGCGCGACCCCTTCACCCAGTCGGGCAGCGGCCAGATCCTGTTCCGCGCGCGCAAGCGTGTCGGCGGCGCCGTCGTCAAGGGCGAAGCCATCGCGGTCCAGACCGTCTCGGCCTGATCCTAAAATATGCGGCGGCGCAGTGAGGCGCCGCCCTTTCCTCCCTTTCGATCCAGGAGGCGCAGATGCGCTCTGATCTTTTCGACAATATCAATCCGCTCCCGCTGTTCGAGCCGAAGGCGGCGATCACCGATAATACGGCTATCGTGTCCAGCATCATCGACACGCAGGGCTATGAAAGCCTGACGCTGGTTCTGGTCACCGGAACTGACGCCGACGCCGATGCGACCTTCGCCGTCACGCTCGAACATGGCGATGATTCCGCCTTGGCCGATACGGCGGCTCCGGCTTCGACCGATCTCATCGGCACGCTGGCCGGCGCCGGCTATACCTTTGCGTCTGACTTCAAGACCCGCAAGATCGGCTATATTGGCGGCAAGCGTTATGTCCGCGCGACCGTGACGCCAACCGGCAACACCGGCAATGTGTTCCTGGCCGGCGTGGCAGTCCTCGGCCACCCGCGCAATCGCCCGACCGCCAATCCCCCGGCGTAAGCCTGACGGGCGGCCTGGGTGCCGCCCATTTTCCTTTGAGAGGGGCGACCCATGGTTGATACTTCATACCAGACAAAAGTCTATGAGAAGCAGGGCGGCGATGAATTTGTCGTCGCCAGCGGCGGCAAGATCACGGAAGAGGCCGGCGGCGCCATCCTCGGCCGCGCCGTTCTCAACACCTATGCCGCCGATATCGGCACGGCGGGAAGTTCGTTCGTCGTCTGCCCGTTCGCCGGGACGATCGTCGGTCTCGCCACCGTCAATCACGGCGCCAACGCCGGGACGCAGACCGTTCTGACGGCCAAACTCGCGACCGTCGCTGTCACGGCGCCAGCTTGGGCCGTCGCGGTCACGGCGGCGGCTGGCACCGGCGTTTCGGTTGTCCCGACCGCCGCCAACACTGTCAATGCGGGCGACGTGATCGAAATCGCCTATGACGGCGGCAGTTCCAACGTCACCCCGGCGACCTTCTCGATCACCGTTCTGCGGACATCGTAATGCGCGTGTCGATCCTCCGTCATTTTCCGCACTCTCGGAATGGCGTGGAAATCCTTCACGCCAAGGCGGGCGCGGAGGACGATATTGCGGATCATCTGGTCGCGGGGCTTGAGGCAGAGGGGTTCGTGCGGCGGATCGTGAAGGATGTTGAACCAAAAACATCCGTCGCGCCGCCTGCAGCCCGTATCAAGCAGACGAAGTGGCGCCGATGATTGACAGCACGATCACCGTAACGACACCGGCGACTGATCGCAATTTGCTCACCATCGCGCAATTGCGGGACATCGCCGGCGTCACGGATTCGAGCAAGGATACGGCGCTTCTCTCCCTCGGCGCCCGCGTTTCTGCGATGATCACCAAAGCCTGCGGCGTCGCCAGGGATGGCGAAACGCCACCGACATTGTTGAGCGAGACGATTACGCAGGTCACGCGGCTTGACCACTTCCATTATCGCAACGTGTTCTCGGACGAGCGCCCGCTTCATAAGTTGCTGCTGCTGCGCCGCCCCGTGACATCGGTTGCATCCGTCATCGTCGATGGCGAGACGATCGACACAGCATTCTACGTCGTGAAAAAAACGCAAGGCGCTCTGGTCCGGCTGAACTCCGATGATGTTGAAATCCCGTGGTGCGGGCGGAAGATCACGATCTCGTTTGTCGCCGGATTTGCCACGGTTCCGGATGATCTGGCGCTCGCGGCAAGCCAACTGGCGCAAATCCTGTTTTGGCAGGACAGCCGCGACCCGAACGTGAAAATGGAAGTGATCGACGGCCTTGGCCGCAATGAATGGTTTGCGAACCCGCGTGAGAGCGACGCCATTCCTTCCTCTATCATGCAGATGCTAATCACGGGCGGATACGCCCCTCTTGCAGTCTGAGGGGCCTGACGCATGGACGTGAAAGGCGCGATGCTGCGATTGCAGGGCAATCTTTATCGGTCGGCCGGCAAGCCGTTCGTCTTCCGCAATCCGATTACGCAAAAGTCGGTGACGCTGATCGCGGTTGATCGCACGGCGGCGGAAATCATCGATGAAAAGTCGCTCAAGATTGGTGCATTGAAGCCGGCTGCGACAGTGCTGCGCTCTGGCCTCACCGCGCTGAAAATTGATCCCTCCGCCATGGTCGACGTGAACGTGACCTTCGGCGGCAAGAACTGGCGCATCATGTCGGCTCATGAAAAGCCGGACCCATCCTGGCGCGTGATGACCGGACAGCTTAGGCCGATCCCCAATTGGGAAACGCTGGGCGAAATCCTGTTCATGATGATGGAAGTGGCCTGATGGACCGGCGCGAAGCGATCCTGTCGCGGCTGTTCACCGTGCTTTCCGGCATTTCGGATTTTGCGGCGGTTTACCGCAATCGTCCAGTCATTGCTTCTGCGGCCACACGTCCAGCACTCCATTTGTTTGACGCCCATGAAAGCCGTGATGATAGGCTTCCTGAGACGGCATTCCGCACTTTAGGCACTACCGCTATTCGTATGACGCCAGAGATTTATATCTCGCTTGTCGGCGCTCCGGAGGATGTGGGGTTGAGTGTGAACTCTTTACGCATCGCAGTGTTAAAGGCGATCTTTGCCGATATCCTACCAGAAGGGGTTACGCAGGTTACTGGCTCGCTTGGCGATCTGGTCACGGCTAGCGGCGACGTCGTCTACGAAGGATGTTCGACCGCATTAACAATGGCATCAGGCGTGGAAAGCGAAATGGTGTTCCCGCTCTTGATCTCTTATCCGCTGAAAAACAGCGATTTCAGCGCTTAATTTTTCTCGCTTCAAAACGACCGGCTTATGCCGGTTTTTTTGTGCCTAATCAGGTGCTTAGGCAACACCGAACCGCGTCGGCGTGATGACGCCGCAAGCCCCACGATGGAGCCTCTAACATGACCGCGACCCCCCTTGGCCCGCAGAATTACTTCCTTGGCAAAGGCGTCGTCGGCGTCCTTTTGACGGCGCCGCTGATCAGCAAATGGAAACCCTCGACTGCCTATACCGTCGGAGATCAGGTGCTGAACACCGATGCGACGGCCGTCGCCCCGGCGCTTCCCATGAATATCTATGTGTGCACCACGGCGGGCAACTCGGGGTCTACAACCGGCCCGATCGGAAGCGGAACGGGCATCGCTGACGGAGCCGGCACGGCGGTATGGTCGAGCCTTGCGTTCTCGGGCATTGGCAATTGCCCCGGACTTAATACCGGGATGGCCGACACCCGCGAGGATCATCAGACTTCGCAACTCGGCTCCGTCGCCACCGACATGACTTTCCTGACCAAGCGCAAAGGAAATCTTGAATTCACGCTGGAAGAATACACCATCGAAAATTTGGCTCTCGCCAATTTCGGCACGATCACCGGCACGTCGCCAAATCGTTTTGTCGGCTTCGGCGGCGCCCTCCCGACCAACATCGCGTTGCAGCATGTCGGAACCAACGCTTACGGCAAGCACTTCCAGGTCATCGTCCCGCGTTTCCAGATCATCCCCGATAAAATCGAGTGGATCTCGGAAAAGCAGGCCAAGATGAGCCTGAAGGGCGATATGTACGGCGTCCCGAACGACAACTTCCAGCTCTATTATGGCGCGGAGATCGCCTAATGGCCGATATTTTCGACCTCGCGCCGCTCTCTGAAACCGTCACGATCCGCAATATCGCGGTGGAAGTCTCCGGGCTGGCGCTCGGGGATTTCCTCCGCCTCGCCAAGCGTTTCCCGCAGATCATCACGAAGCTGAAGGGCGGCGTTGTGACGGAGGGCGACTGGTTCGATATTGGCGCCGAGGCGGTTGGAGCCGCCATCGCTGCCGGGTGCGGACGGCTTGGCGATGATGCGGCGGAAAAGCTGTTCTCTCGTCTTGTCATGGGCGAACAGGCGGCTCTTTTGGCCCCGATTATTGCTCTGACCATGCCGGATGGCCCCGGCCCTTTAGTGCAGGCGTTGACGAAGGCGATGGGCGCGACGCCTTCCTCGAATCCTTAGGATATTACGCCAATATCGAAGCGGCGGCGGCGGCAAGACCGGCTGACGCCGCGCCGGAGCCGAAGCGCGATGTTTTCGCGGATCTCGCGGAAGCCTTTGATGCGCTGATCGGCTTCAATTATCGCCCAATGGAAGTTTGGGCGATGACGCCGCGCCAGATCGCCGCGGCGCTGAAATTAGCGTCACGGCGCCATCGTCGCGAACTGGCGGAACAGCTCAACATCCAGACGATGGCTGCACGCGGCGAGCCGAAGGCGGTCGAAGAGCAATTCGCGGAATTGATCAGGCCAGGAGAAGTGACCTGATGGAATTCACCTTCAAGCGCGACGGCCGCGATTTCGATGAGGTCGTTAGCGACTTCGCGAAATTGCAGGGACAGGCGGCGCAAGAGGCGATCAAGGACGTTGCGGCCTATATGATCGCCAAAGGGCGGGCGAATATCGCGGCGGCGGGGTTCGCCGGCGGTCTTGAAAACACGCTGAATGTTTCAACGTCGTTTTCGTCAAATCGGGATGTGGCCCGCGTCAGCCACGGCGTTCCCTATGCGATGGTTTTCGAGCATGGGGCGACGATAGAGGGAAAGCCGCTGCTCTGGCTTCCTCTTCCCGGCACGCCAAAGACCATTGGCGCGCGGAAGATGACTGCGAAGCTCTATGAGCAGGAAATCGGCCCGCTGTTCTATGTGAAGGGCGGCAAATATCCGATGCTCTATGGCTATGGCGGCGGCGCTCCGGCTGAATCTGCCTTGAAGGCGCAGCCGTCGCGCTCAAAGCGGCTGACGAATGCTGATTTACGGTCGAGAACCGGCGAGAAAATCCCGCTGTTCATCGGGCTTTCCAGCGTCACGATTTCGAAAAAACTGGACATTCTCGGCATCGCCCGACAGGCCGCCGAAATGATCCCCGATTTCTACGAGAAGCATCTGGGGGGGCGTTGATGGCGAATACGACCTTTACCCAGAACATCGCGCTCCAAGGCGCCGGAGATGTCTCGAAGCAACTTGCCGAAATCGGCAAGGCAGGCGATCAGGCGTTCAAGCAGATCAGCGACGCCGCGCGCCAATCGACTGGCGGCCTAAGCGCCTTTCGCGCAGCAGTGGATTCGTTCGGCCCGCTCGGTAGCGGCCTCGGATCCATCGTCAAAGGCATTGGCGAGATCGCCGCCGCTTTCGGCGCGCTTTCCGGCGTCATGGCGGCTATTGGCGCGAAGGCGGCCAAGACGACGAACGACCTCGTCGACACCGCCAAGGGATTGAAGACGACGACCGAGGAAGTCCAGCGTCTGCAATTTGCGGCGGGCGCGGCGGGCATCAGCGGCGACAAACTCAATACGTGGCTCGATAAGACCAAGAACGCGCTGGACGAAACGGCCAAGAGCGCGAAAAACCATTTCCGGGCGATTGGCGATCTCGGCGCGCAAAGCGCGACCTTTTTCGCGGGCTCGGGCGCATCGGTCGTTTCTCCTGCGAAACCCGGGGCGGCTGGCAACACTAGCATTCGATTTGATGGCGTGATCAGCCCGCTCGCCATTGCCGGCGCCCGCGACTATCAATCCGTCTTGCAAAAGATTGGTGAAACCCTCGCCAGTCTGGATGATGGTCCGCGCAAGGACGCCTTCGTCGCCGCGCTGGAAACGAAATACGGCAAAGACGCCAAAGAAATTGAAGATCTGGCCGCAAAGATCAGGACGACGCGCGAGGTTTTCGACAAGCTCGGCATTGCAGAAACGGATCACGCCAAAGAAGTTTCCAGCGCCTGGGCGGATTCGTTCCATCGCTTGAGCCAGAATCTTTTTGAACAGAAGGCGATCATTTCCGCGACGATCAGCGGCGTGATCCACGACATCGGGTTGCTGTTCACGCCATTCGCGACGGCCAATCAGGATGGCTTATCCGGTTTCATCGAAAAGCACCGTCTCGACATTCCGGATTTCGTCGCCAATTATGTGCGGCCTGCGATCAATGCAATCCGCGACTTTTTCGCGGCGCATGACTTCTCGTCGTTCGGCGGGTTCAAGCAGGCCGCATCAGATATTTTCGGCGGCATTGTCACGCGCGCTTCGGCGGCATGGGGTCAAATCTCGCAGGCCATTTCAAAAATCGACTTTTCTGCGCTTTGGACATCGATCGAAGCGCAGGCCGGCGAAGTATTCGCGCGCCTCGGAGAAGCGGCCAAGAACGGCTATGATGCGGTCAAGTCAACGTTAGTTTCGGTTTTCCCAAGCCTTGCGGCTCCGCTGGCGGAAATCGAGAAACTGGCGAGCGCGGTCTTCGACAAGATCAAGGGCTTTTCGCGCGAGACGTGGATCGAGATCGGCATCGGCTTGCTCGCCAGCGCGGCGTTATGGGGTGGCGGGTTCTCCGCAATGGCGCTGGCGGCTACGGTCGCATGGCGCGCGATCTGGGAAGGCGCGATCGAGGTTGCGCCGGGGCTTGGCGCCGGGTGGCGTTCAGTCTCGCTCGCTGGAAGCGGCGCGTTCGCGGAGATCATGACCGCAGGCCGCGCTTTTCTGGCGTGGTTTGGAAGCCTGTTTTCTGGCAATAGCGCGGTGCAGGCGCAGGCGTGGCGCCAATTCGCCACGGCGGCCGGCGAGGCATGGGCGACGGTGCGCACGGCGTTTACCGATGGCTATGCGTGGCTCCGCGCGCAGTCCGTCTCTTCTATCCCGTGGCTGCGTGGCCCGTGGGAGGCGCTGGAAGGCGCTGTAGCGAGCGCATGGGCGTGGATCAAGGCCGAGCATCAAAAGGGCTGGACGGTCATCAAGGGCGTTTGGGACGACCTTCTCGCCGTCTGGAAGGCGGTTGAGGGCGGCGCCAATTTCGTCGCCAAGGCGATCAACGGGATTTTCGGGACCAGCTTGACCGGGAAGCAATTGCTTCTGATCACGGCGTTCCTGCAATTTTCTGGTGTGCTTGGCCCGGTTCTCGCCATCGTGACGGCGCTGGCCGCCGTATTCGACGTTCTCGCGCTGGCTGTGACTGCTGCATTTATCGCGATAGATCATCCGAAAATATCAGCGTTCCTAATAGGGCTGTACGAAGTATGGCGCAAAACCGGCGATCTAAAAGAAGTTCTTAACCAACTGAAACCCGCGATTGGCGACGCTTTTGGCGGGGCTGGCGCCAGTGCCGGACTTTTCACGACATCAATCGCCAAACTCGTCTTGGGCGTCCGCTCGCTGTTTTCCGGAACCGGCGACGCGGCCAACGAAACGAAGAAGGATAGCGACGGCTTCTTTTCGGGCATCATCAGTGGATTTTCAAAGCTGTTCAGCGGCAATCAGGACGCCGCAGACCATTTCCGCAAGGTCCAGAAGGATTCCCTTGAGGGCGTCAAGAAAGACCACGAAGACACGCTGGGAATTCTCGGAAAGCTCTGGAAGGAGTTCGGCGTTTCGAGCGCATCCGCCGCCGAAGCCAAGGGCGGCGTTCAGGGCGGCAAGCCTGGCGCGAAGGCTGACCTCGCCGGCTCCTATCAAGAGGCGGTGCGGATTGGCTCCGATCTGGCTTCAATCATGTCGCGCATTGCAGGCGATATTGTCGAGCCGTTCAAATCGATGGAACAGCAGACCAAGCAAGCCTCAGACGGATTTTTCGCCAATATCATGAAATTATTCTCCGGAGGTAGCCAGCCCCGCGAGTCAAGCCCAAAAGATATTCCGGGCGTCAAGTCCGCGCCTGACAGTAGCAATGCCTATGCGCCGGGTCCGAATGACTCCAGCTTCCACGGCAATAGCGAGTATTTCTCAGCTGATGAAATGAAGCGCAGTGCCGAAGCCAATACAGAATATCTCGGCTCGGTCGAGGCGGCGGCCGAAAAGACGACCGAAGCGAAATCGTCGTTCGAACAGGCGGGCGAAGCGACAGCAACGGCTTCCGGCCTATTGCAGACGTTCACGACCGGCATTCGCAACCTGTCCGACGCGATGTCGAATTTCAAATTGCCGGGCGGCCAGTCTGCGACGCCGGTCGATGGCCACGCCGCTGGCGGCCATATTTCAGGCCCCGGAACCGGGACTTCGGATAGCATCCTCGCGCGCCTCTCCAATGGCGAATTCGTCGTGAACGCGAAGGCGGTCGCGGCGTGGGGTCCGGGCTTCTTTCATGCCTTAAACAATTTCGAAATGCCGCGCTTTGCGCTCGGCGGCATGATTGGGGCGCCGTCGTTCGCCAGCGTTCCGGCCTTTGCAGGCGGCGGTCTCGTTTCTGGGGGCGCCCATGCGGGGGTGATCCCATTCTCGCTCGATCTGGGTGGCCGTCGATATGAAGTAATGGCGCGTTCTGATGTCGTTCGCGGCCTCCAACGCGATTCTGCTGCTTCTCAAATGTCGTCGACTACGAAACGCAAGCCGAGCTGGGACCGATAAGCCATGGCCGAGAAATCGTCTTCGAATTATCGCGACCCGTTTTTGTCGCTTCTTTCCCTCCTTTTCATCTATCTGAAATTGACGGGCCAGATCGATTGGTCGTGGTGGCTCGTGCTCGCTCCGCTTTTCGTTGTCCCTGGCGCGATTTGTGTGACGATTTCCTTTGCCGGATTGGCTGTGATCGTCATGAAATTATTCATTGCGTTCCGGGTAAAGTTGGGCATCCGCTAAATGGCTCTGCTTCCTCCCGGCCAAACGACGCTGCTGGTCATCACGGCGCCGACAAATCCGATCGTCCCGCTTTTTGCCGCGCGCGGTATCAAGCAGACATTGGAGCCGATCAGGGCGGCGCAATCCATGCGCCGCACCATCAACGGTGCTCTAGATGATCTCAGCATGCCCCAATTCCGCAAATACGATTCAACTGTCTCCTTTGACGATCAGCGTCCCTTGGCGTTGGACGGCATCTGGCCAGGTCAGACAGTCACCGTCTCTTGCGTTGCCGAACTGTCCTATCTGACCGCAGGCGGGACGCCGGAACGGCCAGTGGTCTCGGGGTCATCCTATACCGAAGGCGCATTCACCTTCTATCGCCCGATTCTGACCATGCGCGTCAGGCCGTGGCAGACCGACACCGGGGAATATACAGCGTCGGTCAGGTCGAAACTGGAGCTTGAGGAAATATGAGCGGCCCTGGCCCCGGTTCGGGCGGTCCGTTCTATTTTTCGTGGGTGGCCGACAGCACGGTCGCGTTTTCCTCCGCGAATTACGTTGAAGACGAACGGATTTACTCGTTCTCCTTGAGCCATTCCGAAGGCCAGATCCCGACGCTTGATCTCGAAATCAAGAATCCGGGCGTGGGGCTGCTTTCGGCCGGCCGCAAGCAATGGGCTTGGTTTAGCTGGTGGAACGGATCCAGCGTCGTTCCGCTGTTTTTCGGGCGGCTTGTCGGCGTTCCAAGCGACCTGTTCGCGCAAGTGATCAAGATCCAGATCATCGCGCGCGCGCCGGATTATATCTCACGCAAGCAAGCTCTGGCCGAGACGCTGAAAATCGCGCCCTATTATGATCGGGTCTTTCTGGACGACGCGCATGCTAACGACCTTGAGGCGATCCTAGAGGCATGGTCCGCAATGCCTCATGTCGATCGCATGTCGCTGGCGTGGTCGGCTTCGGACATTCTCAACGGCGAAGACGGCACGGTCACATTTACCGGAGATCAGGCGTTTTATGACAGCCTTGAATTGCGGATCGACCAGCCGCCCTTCACCGCACTCCGTTGCCAAATCGACGCCAAATGGTCGCAAACGACGACGGGCGGCAGCATCAAACTCGGCCCGTGGACGATCAAGACCTATACCGGCGCCAGCCTGATTTCCGATTGGCCGAAGGCCGGGTCTTCGATCGGCGGCGGCTGGTCGGTGCAGTCCTCAAGCGCGCTGGACATCGGCGGCGTCAATACGGCGCAGACGATCAGCACGTCTTATTCCTGGCAGAACCACGATACCAAGCACCGCGAGGGCGACACCATGTCGCTCAACGTTTCGCAGTCTCTGCCCTATTTCCTGACGAACACGCCTTATATTCCGATCCTGCTCACTTATTCGGAAACGACGGGCGTCGTCCTGTTTGACGGGACGGGAAGCCCCAATTCATCATCGAACAGCACCTATCTTTGGGTTCCGCAATATACCGTCATCGCCTCGATGTTCCTGCAATATCAGGCGGATCGCAAAAGGGCGGAAACGGTTTATTTCACGCTGCAATCCGATCTTCAGCCGGTCTTGACCGATCCGACCGTGCAGCAGGATTCCGAAGTCCTCAAACTCAACACCGTCGATCTGTCGCAGCCGCTGATTGACGCCAAGGACTGGACGGTTCTCGCCGGTCAGCATGTCGATGTCGGGCAAATCTGCCTGCCGAACAACCCCGTTCTCCCAGGCGGCACGTCCTATCAAATCTGCATCACGGCGGGAACTTGCGGATCGACGGAGCCTATCTTTTCCGATGTCGTCGGCGTCACCACCAATGACGGATCTGCGGTCTGGGCTTGCCTTGGCGAAAGCCTGCCCACGATTGGCGGCTGGAAGGCGGGAACGGCGGCAGCGTTGGGGACGATCATCGCGCCTGCAACGCCGTCATGGATCTATTATTCGGCGTTGTTGCCTCAAGTTGTGCCCTATCGCACGGAAGGCGTTTCGGTTTCCGAAGACATGGTCATTCGGGCGGATAATAATCTGTCCTATCAGGTCTGCACCATTGGCGGGACAACCGGCTACACGACCATTCCGGCGTTTTCCTCAACCTGGGGCGCGACGGTCAATGACGGCTCCGTGCAATGGACCTCGCTTGGCCCGGTGCTTCCGAGCGGAACGTTCCAGCTTTGCACGCAGGCCGGGATTTCAGACGTTCAAGTTCAGCCGCCGTTCTCTGCGACGGCGGGCAACACGGTTACAGACGGAACGATCCATTGGCGCTCGCTGGGCTATGGCGGACCGTCGCTGTCGATCCCTGCGGGGGGCATGGTGGGCAATGTCACGGCGCCGTCCTATTTCCCGTCGTCGCGGGGGCTGCAGAGCCTTGAATATGCGCTGATGAAGGCGCGCGCGCATCTGCGCCGCAGGGCGCGGGCGGTCGAGATTGGTTTTGCTGCGCCCTTCGCGCTCGGCGTCGGCCTATCCTGCCGCAAGAATGCAGTCATCAATGACCCGCGCCTTCCGGGCGGCTTGGCGACGGGGAAAATCGTGTCTTATTCGCTGTCCGGCGATGGCGATAACGGCGATTTTGAAACCAAGATCAAGATCGGCTGTTCGGTTGGCAAAGCGGGAACTGTTGCCGCCGTGGCGGGGACGGGCGTGTACGCCCAGCCAGGTTATATGCTGCTTGGCTACCAGCAAATGACCGGAGCTACCTCCCTGCCGTCCTCTGGCGATCTGGGCTATGGTCCGCCGCTGGACAATCCGAACGATGACGGCTTGCGCTTTCCGCTCGACGCCAGCCAGGTTGTGATCAGCAGTTCAGTGGTGGGAAGCCTCGCGACGCAGGAGGCCGCCATTCACGCGGCCATTCCGCTCATTCAGAAAGAAGCCGCCCTCCAGGCCAAGGCGGGATGGGCGACGGCCACCGCCCCGGCGAAACTGTCGCTGATGGCGCAGATCGCGGCGCTTGGCAATGTCTCGATCGATCAGGTTCTCGCGAAGGCCGGCAACTCGATCTATCTGGACTTGCAATTGAAGCCCGTCAACGGAACGGCCTTCACCACCGTCTATGACGTGCCGACGACCTTGCTGCAACTTCCCAAACAGATCGATCTAGGGGCGACCTGATGGCCGGTTTTGAGCGCATCGTAAGGCCGTATGAGACGGCGGATTATTCGCCGGCTCAAGTGGCGTTCCCGTCCGGCTTTTCGGAAAGCTCGTCGCCGGTTCGGCTGCGTCCTGGCCTGGTCGGCGCGGCCAAGACTTTCCATGTCTCCTATTCGAGCAGCATTTCGATTTATGTCATCAAGAAGCCCAAAGAAAACGCGCTCTGATGCCTGTCGAGTCCGACCGCACAACCAGCGTCCGCAGGATCACCAACCCTGACGACGATACGCAATATGTCGATCTGCACATTATCGACGGGCTTTCGTTCATCGATCCAAAGGACAATTATCAGGAAACGCAATTCACTTACGACAACTCGGCGGATTCGTCACGGCAGGGCGATGCCTTCGAGGTCGTAGGGACGGAAGACCCTACATCAAAGGTCAAAGTTGAGCGGACCAGCCGCGTCGCGGTGCTGGACCCGAACGACCGCTATCAGGAAACGCAGCAGTTTTGGAATAACACCGCCGACACGCCGAACCATCTCAAAACCCATGACGTGAAAGTTTATGCGCGGGACAGTTCCGGCAACCGGGACGAGGACACTTGGCTGAAACTGCGGCGCATCGATCAGGCCTCGCTGACCGATCCAAACGACCATTATCAGGAAACGATCTTCGAACTGGTCTGGGACGACGCCGATCCGGACACCGGATCCGACGCCAATCTCCCTGACCCTGACAAGACGTGGGACGGCACTTCGATTAATCCGCCGTGGCGTCTCGATCCGTGGCAGACCATCATTGACGTGAACTGGGGCGGCGGGATGCTGCTCGTCCTCTATGGCGGCAACAAGGTTGCGGCGTGGCCGGCAAGCAAGCTTAAAAATCCACTTGGCCTCGGGGCGCCCTCCTATACGGCCACGCTGGCGTCAAGTTCATGGGGAGCGACGCGGATCAAGCTGGCGCAATTGCGACCGGCGAAAAAGGCGTGTTTTGTCTATTCCGCGCTCAAGATAACCAATTCAACAGACGCCTTCGGAAATATCACTGGCATCCTCAGCGCGGAGACAAATTGCAATCTCAGCGTGATCGCGCCAGGTTCGGCGCTGGATCAGTTCATCTCCACTCAGTTAAGCCGCCACACCAACCCCAGCGGGCCGACGGCGCCAACCGGAACGCCGCTCGACGGGTCGCCCCTGTTCAACGCTACCGCAACCAAGATTTACACGCCGTTCGACACCTTGGCCTGGGACGGAACAAACTTCACAACCATCGGCTCCGCTTCGGTCCTCGATGCAATGCCCTATTCGATCGGAGCGGATGGCAAGCGTTATTATGCGCTCAATCATCCGGCGTTCCTGGGCTTGATGTCGAATACGCCCGGAGACAACGCCGCATTCCCCGGAACAGGATTCCAGCCGGGGGCGCTTTCCCCTGACGCGCTATATGGCGTCGCTGCTGATGGGGGCGACGTGTCCCCGGCATATGACGATGACACGCATTTAAATGTTCTGACGCAATCGGGCGGCATTGATATTTTGGCGTCGTCTGGCGTCCTGTCCGCTAGCACCGAGACGACCTCGGCTGTTATCGGGTCATGGTGGAACGGCGCAAGCTACGCCACGCCAGCCGATAAGGCCGCCGCAGACGCATTCCTGGCGGGTCAGGCGACCTATTCTGTAGAGACAGGCGACGCGGCGATCTTTGATTATGCCGTCAGTTTTACCAGCACGGTCATCTGGAAGCAGCTTTATGTCGATGGTAGCCCGTATTTCGGCGGCTCATCTGATTTTCTCACCGGCTACATGAAATCGCTGGGGTCCGTTTCCGACGGATCATGGTTCGCCCCTGGGTTCCCCTTCGCGACCGGCGCGACGTTGAACAAGGCTTATCTGATCGAGGAACGCGGGACGACCATCGCAGCCGCAAACCCTGTCAATTATGCGTGGAGCAATACCGGCTCAATTTACGCTCCAGGGCGAAAGATTGATTTTACCTGGACCCAATCGACCTACGGCGGCGACCCGACGCCGGACCAGTTCCCTTATCATGACGTTTTTGACGGCTGGCTTCATGCGTCCAACGGCAAGCACGTCATCCAAGGCTATTGCGTCGCGACGGCCTTCGCGCACGACGCAAGCGAGTCAGACGCGGAGCCGCCCGGTTGGACGCCCTATCTGACCTGCGACGGGATTTCGTTCGGCGATGCGCTCGCTTCGGCGCTCGGGACGACGCTGGCCGACATTCAAACGATCATGCTCGACGTTCCGCTTGGCCGCATCAAGCAATTCATCTGATCGGAATAACTCATGAGCGTGCAATATGTGACTTCCGGGGCCTGGGGAACGGGAACCGGAACGGCCCTCGCTGCGGCGACGATCGATGGCAACTTCTGGGCCCTGCAAAGCCAGATTTCCGGGCTGACGCTGGCGACGCCGGTAGGGATTTCGACATTCACCGTCACGGGAGGGACGTTCACAGTCACGCTGACGGACAGCACGGTTCAAGGCCCGTTCGACCTTCCCCTGTTGCATTGGAACGCGCGCGGGGCGTGGGCGGCTTCGACCGCCTATGCCGTCGCTGACACGTTTTACATCAATGGCGCGGCCTATGAAGTTCTGGTCGCGCATACCTCCGCCACGACCTTTTCAGCCGGGGCGACGGATGGGCTGGGGCATAATCTTTACGGGGAAATTCTTGATTCTCCGGCGAACACGATGCCAACGGGCGGCTCGACGGGCGCAGTTCTCGCCAAGAATTCCGGCACTGATTTTGATGTCGTCTGGACCACGCCGCATTATGTGATTGCGGGCGGAACAACCGGGCAAGTCCTCTCCAAGACCAGTTCGACGGATTACGCGCTGGCGTGGATTACGCCTCCGAATGGCATCCCGACAGGCGGCGCCTCCGGGCAGTTTGTCGGCTATGGCGGATCGAGCGGAACTGGCGCATGGGCGACTGTGCTGCAACTTCCGACCGGAGGCACGGCGGGCCAAGTTCCGGTCAAGAATTCCTCGACCGCTGGCGACGCCTCTTGGGCTACGCCCGTCATGCCGGCGCTGATTTCGTCCACGACAGCCACGAGCGGAACCATCGCGCTCGATCCGACTACGGCTGATCTATTTGCGATCATTCCGACCGGCGCGGCGACGATCAATTGCGCGACGGTGGCGAGCAAACGCATTTCCTTTGTCATCACGACAAGCGGAACCACGACTTACGCGATCACCTTCGGGACCAATTTCAAAAGCGCGGGCGTCGTCAATACGGGAACGACCTCCGGCAAGGTCTGGACCGTCTCATTTATCGGAGACGGCACGACCTTTTATGAAGTCTCGCGCACCGGCCCGCTCTGAACGGATAACCCAACATGACTGAACTTTTGACGCACGCCCGCGCGAAGCAGGCGACGCTTTCGGCTGTCGTCATCCGCGCCGATGGGCGCCGGGAAGACCTCGGCGTGATTGGCTACTGGCACAAAAACCCGCTCATGCGCTGGGCTTTCAAGTTCCGGAAAATGTTCTGGAAATGAGCGGAACGACCGGCACTTTGGCGGGCTGCTTTGCTGGTTTTAAGTGCCGTACCGGTGTGGGACCAGGACCCGCAGAGCGGCCCACGTAGCTCTTTGCAGAGCCTCGTTCCGGAAACATCCTCATCCAATTTTTCCTTAAAATCAACTGAAAAGGAATGTCAGCATGACTGCTCGCACGCAGAATAACGGACTGGCCCGCGTCACGTCGCTGCTTGCTGCGGCTTCGTTTTGGTTCCAGTGGGGGACCGGCAGCGCCGCCGCCGCGTCGGCCAATGTCGTCACCACGACCACGACCACGGAAGCGCGCGTGTCCTGCACCGCGACGCAGCAGACGACTTCCGTCACCAACGACACCCTTCAGCTCGTGGCGACGATCACGGCTGCGGGCGCCCGCACCATTACCGAAGTCGGCGCATTCGATGCGGTCGGCACCGGCTCGCCTCCGACTGGCGGGAACATGGACTATTATTGCGACCACGGCTCCGTCACGCTCGCGAGCGGCGATTCCATCGCCTACACCATGAAAATCGCCTATTCCTGACCTCCAAAGCTAGAAGGCGAAAACCTCATGGCTATCTATTCGCTTGCCAACCGCACTACCAACACCACGACCGGCGCCGCCAATCTCGAAATCATCGCGGCGTCTGGCGTCGGCTATCGCCTGCTTGAAGTCGGCATCACCATTAACGCCGCGACGGCTTCGGCCTTCGGCCTCGGCGTTCCTGCCGCCAAGGGCGTCGGCGCGACTTCGCCCGTGACGGTTCTGGCGGAAGACCAGAACAACACCACGGCGGGCAACACCACCACGGCGCTGGCTTGGGGCACTACGGCGCCCACGGTACCGACGAACTTCTTCCGCCGTGTTTCGCTTCCGGCGACCATTGGCGCGGGCATCATCTGGACCTTCCCGCGCGGCATCATGGTTCCGAAAAATACGTCTCTGGTGTTGTGGAACCTGTCCACGACTTCGGCGGCAGACGTGTGGATTGTTTTGGATGAGTAGGGGAATCTCATGGCTAGATATTCAGCCGCTATCCAATGCGCTCCGATTTGGGCGACATCATCCGAAAGCCGCCCAGTGCTGGAAATTTTTTCCGGACCGACAGATTGGCTCGTTCTAACGGAGCTTGAAATCGCATTAGGCGGCGGCATCGCAACGTTGACGCAGGGGTGGGCAGTTGGGTTTGGAAAACCGGGCGTTTCCGGGATTGCGCGCAGCAAGACCTGTTTCAAACCGGACGACCAAACAAACACGTCATGCAATAGCTTTGTTACGGCTGACTGGACTACTCCGCCGCAGGTTCCGTCAACCTATATTCGGCGGGCAACCATTAACTGCACTGTTGATGCCAACGGTGGCGGCTCAGACAAGTTCAGTTTCTTGTTCCGAGGCGGGATAAAAATGCAGTCTAACACATCTCTTGTTCTATGGCAGATCGCCGTTAACTCTAGCGCAAGTATGGTGATTGTTCCGCACGTAAATATAGGAATAGACCTATGAGCAGTCTGGTCCTTGGGAATACAAGTGTAAGTGGCACCGGGCAGACTTTCGTTCTTGGGCTGTCTGGCTATTCGTTCAACAACGATTTAATCCAGGGGGCAGACTATCGAGTATTCTCTCCCTATGGCCGTCTGGAGCCACGCGATTCCGATGTGCTTTGGCCCAGGTCATCCTTCACGGGAGGGATCGACGCCAACAGCCCATGTCCCTACATCATCGAGGGCATGCACCAGATGTGGGCATGGGATTGGCCGGAAACTGGGACGCATGTCCCCAAGAAGGTCATCGGCCAGACGCTCGACGCTTCCGGCGCTCCGAACCCCGGTTGCACGGTCAAATTGTTCAACACGGCGACCGGGCTTCTGGTCGATACGCAAACCGTGGATTCGGCAGGTTATTACCAGCTTTCCGACCCCAATAACGTCGCGTGCTTCGTCGTGGCATATGAGGCGGGAAGCCCGGACACGGCGGGCACAACCGTTAACACGCTGACCGGCGTCTAAGTCGTGGTCAATATCTATCTTCGCCCGGGCGAGGCGACCGCGACTAATATCAGGTTGCGCGATCCGACTGTTAACTCGGTCACGAACCCTGTTTCGCTAACTGTCGCATCATCCAGCGCCTTGGCGTTGTCTTATGTGCTATCCTATGCGCGGGTGCTGACAGTTTCGGCAGCGTCCAGCGTAAGCCTCACGCGGATCACGGCTTATCTGCGGGCACTGACAGTTTCCTCGGCTTCGTCTGCGTCGATCAAGCGCGACGTTGCCAAGGCGCTCTCTGCGGCGTCGGTCTCGGCGGCGTCTATCATTCGATCCATCGGCAAGCCTCTTTCGGTTGCTTCGGCGTCGGCCGCGTCGATCAAGCGCGCTGTCGGAAAGATCTTTTCGGCCACATCTTCGAGCGTGGTTTCGCTCATTTTTGCCCGCGCCTATTTCCGCGCGCTTTCGGTCGCGTCGTCCTCGGCGGTTTCGTTGCTCAAGGCGACCGTGTTTTCGCGCGTGCTGACTATGGCGTCATCCTCGGCAGCTTCGCTCAAGCGGTCTGTCGGCAAGGTCGCGGCGACCGCGGCGCCATCGACGCTCGCATTGGCGCGGTCAATCGCGCTGCATTGCGCGGTGGCTTCGGCCTCGGCTATGTCCAATACCAAGGCCATGAGCATTCAAGGCCTGTCGGTCGCGTCATCTTCCGGGCTTTCGCTCGCCCGCGCTCTGTCTGTCACGCTCGCGGCGGCGTCATCATCGGCGCTCTCGCTTGTCGCCACGGCGGCTCATGCGCTCGCCATCCGCGCGCTTGCGCTGTCAGGCTCCATCGCGCGCAGCATCGCGCTAGGCGGCGTGATCGCACGCTCCGCGCCCGTCATTGGCGTGATCGAGCGCGCAAAATCCCTTGTCGGTATTCTCCTGCCGAAGGAAACGAAATGAACAAGAATCAGAACGTCTCCATTCCGGCAGGCGATACGCCGACACTCACTATTGCCATCACGGTCGCGGATGAATCGGCGTTCGACCCGACCGGCGCGACGGGAACTTGGTGGATGGGGAAAACATCATCTTCCAGCGGCGCTGACGTCCTCTTGAAGAAATCGACGGCGACGACCGGCGCCAGCTTCGTGCAGGATTCCACGACGCTGGAATGGTCGCTGTGGGTGACGCTGGCCGAAGCCGACACCGAAAGCCAGACGCCCGGGAACTATTACCATGAAGCCTTGATCGTAGAGGCTTCCGGCATCCGCTCCCGCATCATGACCGGGACGTTTACCGTCATTCCGACCATCATCCGCTGACGCTTCATCAATCCATTCGCCCAGTCTGGAGCAAGAATAATGGCTGACATAACCTATGCCGTGCTAACCGGCCAAAATAAAAAGCTCAAAGACATGGGCGACGGCACTTATGCCGAGGTCATCTATAGCGGGTCGGGCGGCTCTGTCGCTCAAGCCGGGTCGACCGGCCTCGATTACAGCGCCAACAAGCCGACGCTGCCCAATATCGGCGCGAATTTCGCGGCGTCGGGCCCCTATGCCTCCTATGTGCTGATCGCGACCGTCGCGGCGTCGCCATCGCGCAACAATATCGACATCGAAAACACCTCCGGCGCGCAGATCGCAATCATCCGCGACGACGGCACGGCGGCGAACGCCGCAGCGCCGGTAAACGCCAGCGTGTTCGCCCTCGGCGGCGGGTCATCGGTCGGGGCGCAGGGCGGGTCATGGACGAGCCAGACCTTTAAAGGTAGAGTGAGCGTGTACGCTCCATTATCAACAGCGCAAGTTGCAATATTTGTAGATTAATATTGCTGCTCATTGAAAATGAAACTATAATATAAATTATGACATCTAATGTGTTCTCGCAAGAATCGATAAATTATGAAGAACTGCCACGCACTCGTACGGCGGCAGTTGTAGCGGGATCGCGCTATTATTTCACTGGAGACCCATGCAAAAATGGGCACAAAGCCCCACGCTATACATCAGCGAAAACATGCGCGATGTGCGCGTATGAACTGGCGGAAGTGAAAAGAGCAACGATACGTCAAAAACTCAATGAAGCCCAAAGACTATTCTATGCCAGACATAGAGAGGAAATGGCTGAGCGTGCGAGGAAGTACCGGAGCCGAGACCCGGAAGGCCGTAACAAAAAACGGCGTGAGGAATACGCTGAAAATCTCGCACAGGAGAGAGAGCGAAAGCGGCAATGGAAAATCCAGAACCGAGAGAAGGTGCTCGCGGCGAATCGTGCGTGGTATGCGAAGAACGCTGAGAAATCAAAGAAAACAAGTCGAGATTGGCAGAAAGCCAATCCTGATTACGTCCTTACAAATACTCGAAACCGTCGCGCACGACGATCTGGCGCGGAAGGGGCATTTACGCAGGAAGACATTTCGGGCATTCGCAAAGCACAGCATGACAAGTGCGCTTATTGCCGGAAAAAGCTTCTTGGAAAGGGCCATGTCGATCATATCATCGCTCTCGTGAATGGCGGATCGAACTGGCCTCGAAATCTACAATTGCTTTGTCAGCCCTGCAATAGTTCCAAGCATGCTCGTGATCCAGTAGAATTCGCGCAATCGCGCGGCATGATCATTTAGCACCCTTTCAATCTCATCTTAGAGGCTACCCAAATGCGTGTTCCCCGCATATTGCTAACGCGCGCTCAAATGCGCTCCCGATGCCAGGTTTACGCCGCGAGTTCGTCGGCCCAAGTCGCCATCTTCGTCGATTGATCGGAGCAAATTATGAGCAATCTTCCTCCGATCCCGTCGCTGAGCCTCGTCGCGCCTAGCAACCGCATCACCCTGCCGCCAAGTTTGCGCCACGCAACCAATCGCGTCTGCATTCCGAACGCCCGTTCCGGGTCACAGACGCAGAGCGGCGGTCGGTGCTGGCAAATTCCCTACGTCCCGGTCAACGGCACCGTCCGCATTGGCTTCTGGAATGGCGCGATCCTGACCGGAGGCGCGGGCGAGAGTGGCAACGGCGGCACAATGACGCTGCGGTGCCCGATTTCGCAATCGGATGGCACGACAACCGCCACTTATTCGTCAGCGGCCATCGCGAACAATGCCCTCGGCTACGTCGATGTCCCTGGCGTCGTCAACCCAGCGTGCAAGAAATTCATCATCAACTGGGATATTGGGATGGGCGCCGGCGGCTTCGTCCCGTCGATGAGCTATTCGAATTGCTGCGACCGCGGCAACGGCGACCAATATCAGGTCGGCGCGAGCGGCTATGGCCATACGCAGGACAGCACCTATCTTGGCTCGGGCGAAGCCAATAACTGGCTACCGCAATATGTTTCTGTGATGTCGGATCGCAAAGTCTGGGTGCTGATCACGGACAGCCTTGGCGAGACCGACGATACGGTATTCGACCCGGCTGGCGGGCGCGGCCTGTTCGGGCGCGGCGCGGCGCTCGTCGGCCCGCATCTCAATTGGGCGGCTCCTGGAGACCGCGCCTCAGTGGCCGCAGCCGGGTTCACCGCCCGCGCGGCGTTGCTCGTCGCGGCAGGGGCAAGCGCAACCTGTCCGTTCTCGGCGATCTTGCAACTCATTCGTAATGACATCTCCAATGGTCGGTCGGCGGCACAGGGCATTACAGACCGCAACACGATCACGACGACACTCAAGGCCAATGGCGTTGACCGTGTCTATGGGACAACCTGCACACCCTACACAACCTCCGGGGACCTTTGGAATACCACGTCAGGACAGGCCCCGCAGAATGCCGGTCAGGAAATCGTGCGATGCACCGCCAACGACTTCTGGCGCGGCGCGGGGGCGTACACCACGACGGGCACGCTGACCAATGGCAGCGCCAACATCACGGCGGTTTCTAGCCTGACGCTGCTAGGGCTTTTCCCCGGCATGACGATAACGTCGACAACGAGCGGCATCCCCGGAAGCACGACAATTTCGTCGATCAATTATAGCACCGGCACGATTGTCATGTCGGCGGCGTTCACAGGAACGACCACGCCAGCGGCGTCGATCACCGGAACGGCGCCTTCGACAGGCCAGACCTTCCCGGCGAACCAGGACGGGTTGATCGATATTTGCGCGCTTCTTGAGGCGGCGACGACGCTCGCTTTCACGCCTATTCGCAATGGCGGCGTCTGGGTTCCTGGCATGGCCGCGAATGATGGCCTGCACATGGTTTCGAACGGCTATCTCACCAATCGCCCGCTCGTCGATGGCCTGATGGCGGTGCTCTGAAACTTTCTTAAAATTCGAAAGGCTTTTCCATGCGCGTCTTGCTCGCCGCATTGCTCCTTTGCGCGTCGCCGGTCTGGGCCTCGCCCTGCGATCACAATTGCAAGATCAGGATCACCGCCTGTCACACGGACGAACCGTCGCGCTGTCTCAGCGAGGACCGGCTGCCGGCGCAGACCGGCCTCTGCGCCATGATGCTGATGGGCGTCGTGACCGAATGGGCGACGAAACATCCGGACCTGACCTTCAAGGTCGCGGAATGCGTCACGCCTGACGACTTCAAAGTGTAAAACCATGCATATCACGCCCGAACAAGGTCTCGCCGCCTTCGCCTGTCTTGCTGCCGCCTACACGGTCTGGGCGATCTTCGCGCTATGATCGGCAAAGCCGCCCTGGTCGCCGTCAAGGGCCTCGGAATCCTCCTGATCGCCCTGACCTGCGGCGCCGGGATCATCTTCACGGTCCTGATGCTCGCGCTCGAGGCCCTCGTCCGCCTCGCGCTGGAGTTCGTGCGCTCGTCCTTCGCCCGCTCCGGCGGCCTGCTCGCGGCGCTGTTTGGCGGCGCGCTGTGGTTTTTTCTCTCCGCTCTTCGAAACTGAAAGACTTCCCATGCTTGAAAAGGTTTTGGCGGCCGCAGACAAGCGGCTGATCGACGGCTGGCGCACGGAAATCTGGCGGCTTTGGTCTTTCAGGGTCGTTTTTCTCTGGACCACGGTCGGGGGCGTCATTTTCGCCGCGCCGTTTGTCTCGGATGAGGCCAAAGCACTGATTGGCGCATGGCCCTTTGCCGGGGGTCTGCTGCTCGCGTCGGTCTCGTTCGGCATCGCTCGCTATTTCAAGCAGCCGGGGACGGGCGCCAATGACTGACGCGCCGAAGAAACGCAACCGCCTGCACAAGAGCGGCGTCGCGGCGGCGCTGGCCGTCTCGGTCGTCGGCGGCTTCGAGGGCCTGCGCCAGAACGCCTATCCCGATCCGGCGACGCGCGGGAAGCCCTGGACCCTCTGCTATGGCCATACGGGGCCGGATGTCACGCCCGGCGAGCGCGCCAGCCTGGCCGAATGCAAGGCGCTGCTGCTGGCCGATCTCGACCGCGAGGCCGACGGGATTGAGAAGTGTATCCACGCGCCCATGACGGACGCGCGCTATGTCGCAGTCCTGAGCCTCGCGCACAACATCGGCGTCGGCGGCGTCTGCCGCTCGAGCGTCGTAGCCAGGCTCAACGCGGGCGACATCCGGGGCGGCTGCGACGCGCTGTTGCGCTTCGACCGCGCCGCCGGGATTCGAATGCCCGGGTTGACCCGCCGGCGCGAAAAAGAACGCGCGCTCTGTTTGCAGGATTAAACCATGCTCTCTCTTTTCGACGTGATCGGCCATGCGGGCACGCTCGTTTCCATCCTCGCTGTGGCGGCGGCTGTGGCGGCTCTGGTCTATGTGCCTTCCCCGTTCAAGCATTATGCGGTCGCGGCCTGTCTCTGCGCCGCGCTCGCCAGCCAGATCTACGCCGAGGGCTATCATAACGCTGACGCTGGATGGCAAGCAAAATACGATCGGCAGATCGCCGCGGTCAATGACGAAAACGAAAAAGCCGTGATCGCCGCCGAACAGATGGCGCGGGCCGAAGCCGCCGCTAATGCCGCCAATATGAAGGCCCAGCTTGACGATCTCGCCCGGCAGAAGGCGGCGAGCGACGGCGATCTCGCCGCCGCGCAAGCCTTGATCGACGCCGCGCCGCAGGACGCCAAGCCGGACGGACCCGACGCCCCGGCTCATTCCGTCATTCTCGACGCCATCCGGGGGAAATGATGCGTGCTTTTCTCCTTCTAGCCGCGCTGGCCCTTTCAGGCTGCGCCAGCTCGCCCGCCATTCTCACGGCCCCGCCGCAAGTCGCGCGCCCGCTGTTGCGCGACAGCGTCCCGCAAAGCCTGCTGGCCTGCCTCGACGAGCCGAACGGCGCCAAGGTCGCGACCAATCGCCAGGCCGCGAATTACGTGATCGACCTCAAGCGCGCGGGCCGCGACTGCCGGCAGAAACTTCGTGCGGTCGGAAATCTGATCGAAAACGAGGCCCATTAAATCGAGAGAGCCGTCATTAGTGCGGCCATAGGAATGCGCAATGCCCGGACCAGAAGCCGCCCGCCAATCAGCCCATAACATCGACCGCGCTCTGACGCAGGCGGCGGAAATCGCCCGGCTGCAGGAATCCTCCCGGCATAGCGAAAATGACCGCCGCGACATCTGGGACAATATCACCGCCCTGCGCGCCATCGCGGCGCAGAACGCGCTCATCCTCTCGAAAATGGATGACCTCACAAGCGGCCAGAAGGCGCTCACAACGGCTCTGTCCGAGCATGAAACCAAGATCGACGCCCGCTTGACTGCGCTGGAGCGCCGGGACGAGCGCGGGAAAGGCGCCATGGCTGTCTTGCTCGCGATCGCGTCCGGCATTGGCGGCGGCGCGGCCATTACCCTGCAATGGGCGATCTCGCATTTTTGGCCGGCCAAACCGTAACCGAGTTTTCTGCGCCCGGGCATAGCCCAACCCTTGAGAGGGGACGCGATGACAGGCTCCTTTTTAAACGATGAACAAGTCTCGGAAACCTTAGCCGCAGTCGCGGGACATCGCCGCGAAGACGGCTCAATCAATTGGAGCGCGCTGGCCAGAACGCTTTGCCTCACCCGCTCCACGGTGCAGCATCGCGTCGCCTCCCTCGCCAAGCAAGGGCGGCTCGGCTTCGATCCCATCCTTCCCGGCTTCGTCATTCGCCGCGTTTCGACAGTGCAGGATGCAGACGGAACAACGCTCAAGCGGTTTATCCAGCAAGGGCCGGCGCCGGGGAAATCGTTCACAGTCCCGCAAGGCCATGTCGTCAAGGGCGTCTCGTCCCTTGTGGACGCGGACGGTAAGACGGTTCAATCATGGGTGAAGACCAGAGCTGGCGAGATTGACCCACTCGCGGTGGCCGAAGCCCTCAAAACCGCTTTCGAGCATTGGGCGCCGTCGCATGAGCCGGGGCCGCCAGCGAAACCGGGTC